ACCAGTACGAATGCGAGCGGCGTCTGTTATCACGAATTGTCAACGCTTGGCTTGATGAGGCCGTCCTGATTCCTGGGGCAATTCCGCCGGGTTTGCCACCAATCAACGAATGGGAGATTCGTTGGTACTGGCGAGGTCCGGAGCATGTTGACCCGCAAAAAGAAGCGGCGGCAAACGAAATCAAGCTGGCGACTGGCACCGTCACGCTGGCCGAGATTTACGCGCAGCGCGGCCTCGATTGGGAGACGCAGGTCAGGCAGCGAGCGAAGGAGCTCGAGCTGATGGAGTCGCTCGGCCTGCAGGTTGGTGCATTGCCTCCGCAGCCGAATAGCCAGCAATTCGATGACGAAGACATGCAGGAGGACTTGTAATGCTACCAAAACGCAAACTGCCCCCGCAATTCGTCCTCGGAACCGCATCGCCTGAGCTGACTCTAGAAGCCGCTGCAGGCGACGAGACAAAGCGAGCCAAGATCAAGATTGACGCCTACAACGGCGGTCAAATGATCGTCGGTGGCTGGGGCAACGTCGTCGTCGACGTCGCTGGAATCAAGGCCTCAGAAAGCGTTGTTCTGCTAGCAGACCATCGCAACGAAGTCGATGCAATTGTCGGCCATGGTCGAGCTGTGATTGCCGCTCGATCGCTGCGAATCGAGGGCGAGCTATCAGCGTCCTCGCCGCTCGCTCAGCAGATTGTCGCGTTCCACTCTGAAGGCATTCCGCTGCAGGCGTCGATTGGCGTGGCGCCGATCCAAGCCGAGTGGATCGAGCCGCGAAAAAAGGTCAAGGTTAACGGTCGCTCGATCGAAAGCGACCGAGGTTTCACGCTCGTTCGTGCGAGCGAACTAGTACACGTCGCGGTTGTCGCCAACGGCGCCGACTCGTCGACCACTGTATCAATTTCCGCCAAAAAATCGGAGGCATCTGCTATGAATTTCGAGGCTTGGATTGAGTCGCTTGGTCTGGTTCTCGCGGAGCTATCTGACGACAATGTCGAGCAGCTCAGGCTCGCTCACTCCGCACTCGTCGAGGCTTCGCAGTCGACTCCCGCAATCGTCGAGTCGCAAGCCGCTGCAGTCACGCAGCAGGCCGCTGCAGTGGTTCCTCCTGCCAGTCCTATCCAGGCCTCGGCAGCCGATCCGGTTGCGGCGCTCCGCAATCAGACCGCCGCTGAAATCGAGCGAATCAACTCGATCCGTCGCGTCGCTTCAGCCGCGCCTGCAATCGAGGCTCAGGCCGTGCGCGAAGGCTGGGACGTAACCCGCACCGAGCTAGAGGTTTTGCGCGCCGGTCGTCCGCAAGCGCCTGCGATCCACGGCAGCCGCAACTCGGTCGACGAAGGAACGGCACTCGAGGCGGCTCTCACGCTGCAATGCCGCATGCCAACCGACGGCTTGCAGCCGCAGGCGATCGAGGCCGGCAATCGCATGATCCGCGACGGAATTACACTCCAGTACGCAATCCTTGCCGCCGCTCGCGATGGCGGTTACTCGGGTGCGACGCATCGAATCACGCGTCAGAATTTTGCGACCGTGATGCGACACGCGGCCCGCGGAATCGAGGCAAGCTTCAGCACGTTTTCGCTGCCTGGAATCTTGTCAAATGTCATGAACAAAAGCATCCTCGCCGCGTTCATGGGCGTTGAGCAGACCTGGCGCGAAATCAGTAGCACGTCGAGCGTGAGCGACTTCAAGCCGATCAAACGTTACAGAATGACGGGCGATTTCAAATATGAGCAAATCGGCCCGACTGGCGAGATCAAGCACGGATCGCTTGGTGAGATGGAATACAGCAACCAAGCCAGCACTTATGCAAAGATGTTTCAGCTCACTCGTGAGGACATCATCAATGATGATCTGCGTGCGCTGACCGACGTTCCGCGCATGATCGGCCGCGGTGCGGCGCTCAAGATCAACGAGGTGTTTTGGACGGAATTCCTCGACAATTCCACGTTCTTTACGACGGGCCGCAACAACTACTTTGCCGGCACGTCGAGCCCCGACACGCGGCTTAACACGGACGGCCTGACGCAAGCTGAGCTCGCATTCCTGAATCAGACCGATCCGAACGGCTACCCGCTCGGCATCAATCCGCAAATCCTGCTCGTGCCTAACGCGCTGTTCGTTGCCGCGACGAATTTGATGTCCTCACTCGAGGTGCGAAACGACGCAGGAAATGCAGCCGGCGCTGGCCAGTATATGACGCAAAACCCGCACGCAGGCAAGTTTCGCGTTATCAAGTCGAGCTACCTGTCAAGCTCTGCAATCACCGGCAAATCAGAAAAAGCGTGGTATCTCCTTGCCAGTCCGCAAGATATGCCCGTGATCGAGATGGTCTTCTTGAACGGCGTCGAAACGCCGACCGTCGAATCGTCCGACGCGGAATTCGACCAGCTCGGCATCCGGATGCGTGGCTATCACGATTTCGGCGTCAACCTGCAGGAATACCGCGGCGGTGTGAAAATGAAGGGCGAAGCGTAATAGCATCATAGTATGCTATGCGTTTCAAATTATTATACATAATAAACCGGAGGCAAAAAATGCCAGTCAATTTCGTACAAGACGGCGACTACCTTGACTACACGCCGGGCGTCGCAATCGACGCCGGCGACGTGGTTGTAATCGGTGACATTGTCGGCGTGGCCAAGGTCGCAATCCCCGTTAATACGCTCGGAGCGATCGCTGTTACAGGCGTCTATGACGTGCCGAAACAGGCCTCGGCTGGCGTTGTTTTCAACGCCGGTGACCTCGTCTATTGGAATCAGACCGATAAGCGCGCCGAGACGACCAGCGGAACCAACACTCGCAAGCTGATGGGGCACGCGGCGCGAGCCGCTGTCAACGCGGCCGCAACAGTCCGCGTGCGACTCGTGCCGTCCACTGCTGGCACGACGACCACGACGACAGCCGCACCGACCACGACGGCCGCGCCGTAACAGGCAGGGAGGGACCACGCCGTGGCGAATATGCTCTTGGACGGATTCGGCTGGCTGCAGCAGCAACTGCACCAGCACGCGGCTACGCAGATCACGTATCGGCGTGGCTCGGAGTCCGTCACTATCACCGCCACGGTCGGCGAGACGGCTTACGACGCGGACGACGGCAATGGGTTTATGGTCCGCTACGTCAGCCGCGATTTTCTCGTCAAGCCGTCCGATCTTTCGTTCGGCGGAATCGTCTCCCTGCCAGTTCCTGGCGATCTGATCGAGGAAGCTTCTGGCCACCTCAAGCATATTTTTGAGGTGATGGAACCGCCCGGCCGCCCTCACTACAAGCTTTCTGACCCATATCACAAGCTTTACCGAATCCACACCAAACGCCGTCGAGTGGAGCCGATTGAGTGACCGCAAGAATCGTATCACTCGCCGACGCCGTGCTCGCAAAACTGCAGCAAACCGGCTTGCCGCTGCAGGCTAATTTCTCGCGTACATATCTCCCAATTCTCGAACTTGAAGCGACAGGAGTCCTGTCAGTAACGATTGTCCCGAAATCACACGAGCTCGAATTCGATAGCAGATCAGGGGTTAGAAGCATCATCGAATTCGATTTGGGAATCCAAAAAAAACTCGTGACGATCACGAATCAGACGATCGATCCGCTGATGGAATTTTGCGAGGAAATCGTTGACATGTTCGCCTTCGGTTTCGTTGCTGGAGGCTACACGCTGACGACTCCGACAATTTCGATCCTGTATCACCTTGAGCACCTTCATAAGCTCAGGCAGTTTACCGCCGTGGTCAACCTTGGTTTTACATGTATTTATGAACCCAACTAAGGAACCACTCAGTGGCACTCACACAGCGGCCAGTCATCGGCAAAGACTGCAAACTCTATTACAACTCGGGCACTCATTTTTCGCCGACGTTCGTCGAGATCAAGAAGGCTATCAACGTTTCCGCGACCGTCAGCAAAAACGAGGTCGACGTTTCGGCACGTTTTTCGAGCTGGTCGCTCGCAATGGGCGCGCTCAAAACGCTCGAGATCACGTTCAATTACAGGCATATCCAGGGCACCGACTCGGTTTTCTCGGCTCTTCGTGCTGCGTTTCTTGCTGATACGCCAGTCCAGTTCCTTATGCTGGACGCCGACTGGTCCGAGAACGGCGCGCAAGGTTTTTTGGCGTTTTGCGAAATCATGTCAATGAACCCA